CCGTCGAATCCTTCGATTTCAACTGCGTACGAATCAAATCCTTCGAATACGTCTGGCTCAACAGCCACGACATGTCCATCGAATGATTTTACTGCGATTTCTGCAGCTTCAGTGAAGTCAATCAACTTGTACTCAGACGCCTCTGATTTTTGCTCAAATTCATTTACGTCAAGTTTGTGGAAACCCATAACTTCAGCAGTTGTTCCGTCAATGAATATTTCCTTGACATCTCCACTCTTTGTTTGCACATCAACCACAAACATGTCCGCATCTGCAGAATAGCCAGAGTCGATAACACGACCATTGAACATCTGTTCAGCAAGTCCTTCAACATGAAGGATTCCTGGCATTCCTTTTTCCGCAATGCATCCACCTGGGCAGTCATCGCATACTGGGGCCGAGCCAGCATAAGCCTTGCGCTCCAGGGAGCAGACGTAACCTGACGCACCAATGTCCGATGGCTTTATGCCCATCGACTTAATACGTGTTTCACGGAGGGCATCCCAGTATTCATTACCGGCATCAAAAGACTTTTCCTCAGTATCTTCTTCTTCGTCTTCGTCCATTTCTTCTTCGTCTTCTGCGCCCTCTTCGGCTTCTTCTTCCATGTCCATGTCTTCTTCTTCCATGTCCATGTCTTCTTCGTCTTCTTCGTCTTCTTCGTCTTCGTCCATTTCGTCTTCTGACATATCCATGTCTTCAGCCTTGAACTTACGGCGTCCCTTTGGACCCATTCCGTACATTTTTTCGGATTCAGAATCCATCTCTTCCTCGTCTGCGTCAGTGTCGAGGTTTTCGTCATCTTCTTCGTCCATGTCGTCCATTTCTGGTTCGACATCTTCTTGCATCTCTGGAACCATGCGCTTTTTGGCCATTGACTCTTCTTCGTCTTCGGCCATTTCCTCGTCATCCATTTCTGCGTACATTTCTTTCATGGATGGTTTCTTCTTTTTCTTCTTGTTGCGAGAAACCATGTCCTCTGACATTTCTGGCATCATGTCTTCTGTCATATCTTCCGACATGACGCTTTTCCCATCCAATCCCGAAACTGGAACCATCTTCATTTCAACTGGTACCGCGCCGCATTTGGCGCAAATTTTTGCGCCCTTGACAAATCCGCACTCGCCAGAAGCAAGTCCTTTCGCGCACTTCAGCACGTCTCCGTCGCTGTCGATGCTGACATTAACCTTCTCGTCGTAGCTCATAGAACTCCTGTTTGTGCAGGAAAATGACCGGTCTGGACATTAACCATTAAATTGTGCTCTAAATTATAACGTATCATGTCGCAGCAGCGTGAATTAGCAACATTAACTAATTTCTGCAAATTTATTTACTACTGCAATATTCCTATTCTTTTGTTCCTGATTTGCCGAACATGGTTCGACCTTCTTCTTGAAGTCTCTTACGTGCGTTTTCTAATTGCTCTTTACTGAAAATGTCCTCAATTGTGTGGCTTGTGCCAAATATTTCATTGAAACGATTGACCACATCCTGAAGCTCGTTGGATGAGTATCTTGGCTCATCACCCTTAATCTTGCTGAAAGTCTTGCCGCGTGTTTTTGCTGCATTGTTTAGAAGAACGGAAAGATTGCTCGTACCAAGGATGTATTCCTTATTTCTCTTGGTGTTTCCACCAGAACCCTTCTGGGTGTTTGATATGAACTCAACCATCGCCTCGGCAACATTTGCCTTGCTTGCGCGAAGTTCACCGTCAAGCTTTTGACCATTTTCTGGCCAAACGCTTTCCGCATTCTCAATCATCCCTGTCCGAATCATCTCCTGGATTGCTGCAACTGGCACTCCGTCACTTTCCCATGACTTCCTGTCTTTCGGATTGGTCAAACCGACATCATCCATCCCGAATGACCGCTTCATTCTTTCTCTTAGCTGAGCCATCCATTCGTCTCTGTCAAGACCAAGATTTTCGATGAGATTATCCAACTTGAAATCTCTTCTTGATGTCTTTGCGCCAGCTGGGTTTGTTTCATTGACCGTCGGTGCTGGTGCTTCTGGAACAAAGTCTGGCATTCCCTCGTAAATAAGGTCAGCCTCGGCAGAAGCTTCGCCATCAGCGTCTTCTGGGTTTGGCGTAAATCTTCCAGTTGCCCTAAATTTTGCCACTGGGTCGACTTCTCCAAGAGTGGAGTATTCATCTGAAGAAATGATTTGATTTTCTTCCCTGTCGGCCCAGAACGGATATGCGTCTTTCCCAAATGTTTCAATGATGAATCTGTCGCGCATATTGGCTCTACCGAGATTTTCGGCAAAACGTTGAGCTGACGACATCTTCTCCACGCCCGGCTCGTCTGAAGTTACTGGCGAGAACAATCTCCATCCACCAAATTCAGGTCTATTGCCGAGTTCTGCAACGAGGAATCTGACGGCATTGTGGGATATTCCAGAATCATCATCAGAAATCCTCTTTGCATCCTCTGGCGATAAATTTAGCAATCTTGAAAGGTCGGTGTTGGAAATTGGTTCCGACTTGGTCCACTTTACATCAGCAATTGTGTTGTCTGGATTTCTGACAACATCAAACTCAGTTGGAATTCTGATTGATTCCTTCAGGCTCTTTACTGGAAGCATCCATGTATCTGCATCTGGATTCGAAAGATTTTCATTCCCAGATACGCGACCGATAGTTACTTGTGGTCGACGCTTCATTGCGGCGGCAGCCTTATCCAGGCCCTCATTTATCTGTCGTCTGCGCTCTTTTACTGTTCCGGACTTACTTGACGTATCTAGCGTTATTCCGCGTTTTCTAAAACCATCCCAGAATCTTCTGGCAAACGCGAATGACTCTCCAGTCTTTGAGCCTCTAATTGCAGCAAGATTTGTAGCATTGATATTGTCCGCATAAGTGGACCCGCTACTCATTCTTCGTGCTTTTCTGTCAGCGCGATTTGAACTGTTTACTGAACGTGGTCCACCAACTGCTGCTGTCCGTTCTGGCGCTTGGACTCCTGGCGTTTCTGGTGCTGAGGTTTCTGTAGTGGCCTGTCGCTCAACATCTCCGCCACGAAGTCTTGCTCGTCTTGCCGACCTGTTGGTCCCAGTTCCTGGAACTGCTGTTTCAGGTACGCTATTTACGCGACCGCTTGAAAGTATCTCTCTTGCGCCATCAGGGAATACTTGCTCACCATCTCCAAATGGGTTCCAAAATCCAGAAGGAGCCTGCTGCTCCTCGGTTAGGAACTTTTCAATATATTCAAAACCCTTTGGATTTTTCTTTGGGTCGATAATCCATGACGTTGCCTCAGACAACTGAATGCGCTTTTTTGCGCGAGTCATCATGACGTAAATAAGGTTTTCCATTTCACGACTTATGTCATTCCCTGGAAGTATCGAACCATCGTCTTCAAACTTTGGCTGGAAGAAATCGTCTCCGGCAACCACGTTGTCGAATTCCAAACCTTTGGCTGCGTGTGTTGTTAAGAACGATGCATCAACTTCTGGCTCGTTTGCTGAGTCAGTTATCATTCTTCCAACAAGGCTGAGGAGCAATCCAGTCTCTTCTGGATTATCTCCCTTTATTCTTACAGCGTCATATGCTGGTGCATTCGATGAGCCAGCCTTACGTGGTACGTACTGCTTTTCTATTGTGACTTTTCCTTCCAGATTGAGGTCTTTAATCATTTTCTCAATCCGGCGTCGCATCATAGGCTTTTCGCCGTTCTTGTCACCTGTGTACTGAATTTTTCCTGCTGCGTCCCTGAACTGGTAGACATCAATTATTCCTTCACCGGAAATAATTACTCCATTCTCCCATTTCCCATCTGCACCAAGACTTTCGGTATCCAGTTTCCAGAAAACTTCTCTGCTTGGTGTCTGGCCGGTTGGGTTCGGGATGATGTTAAATCGCTTATCACGATTCATCTTGTACGCACCCTTGGCTCCACCGCCGCCTTTACCTGCTTTTTGTTTTCCGAGAGCAATTAGTTCCTCACCAGAAACCGTCGAAGAACTTCCATCTATATTCTTGAATGGGTCAACATCGAGTGGTTCTTCTATTTCTCGTATTCTTGCTCTAGTTAAGACCTCGCCAGTTTGTGGGTCCCTTCGACCTAGCAATCTGTTTAGCCAGTCAAGTGGGGAAAGTTGATTTCCTTCTGCGTCTCGAACCTGCAAAAGCTTGAGCATTGAACCCAGTTGACCATAGGATGATTTTTGACCTGCGCGTTTTCTGATTTCCTCCATTGTCCACGCATTGCCAATAATCTTTGATTCGCGTGGTCGTGTCCCAACAGGACGGAGGACAAACTGATAGTGGCGTAGGAATTCAACCATGTCTCTGTATTTTTCGGCAGGCAATCCAACGATTTTGTCTGGATGCGCTCCGATGAATTCCAAGGCAGCTGTAAGGGTGTTTTTGTTTGAATAAGAAATATATGCCCACGTACCATCTGCGCTTGTTGGTATCTGACGGTAGAGGATTCCTTCCGATTCTGGAACGATGTAACCACGAGCCTTGTCCAGTAGCTCATTTCTCTCTTTTTCTGGCATATCTGCCAGTGACTGTCCGTCTGGACCAGAAATTCCGTATTTCTTTTGTATTGAATCAAGTTTCTTACGCAAATCATTTCCGGTGAGTGTTCCAAGATTGAAGTCATGAGAAACCACATCCTGAAGTCGGCCAAACAACTTGTAGTCCGCAGAAACCTCATCAATCCCATTCTGCCTGTCGGTCATGTTTCCACGACCAAGCATCAAGTTTCCAAGGAACGCAACTGTCTTTCCGTATCTGAATGAGTCAGTCAACGTCAAGTTGAAATCTGGATTGAGTCGAGCGAATGAGTCAGATGAACCACGGAATCCATAAATTGATTGCCGTGGGTCACCGACCATGACTATTGCAAGATTATTATTCGCAATATTGTCTTCAATCACCCTTTGGAGAACTGGGTTTACGTCCTGAGCTTCGTCAAAGAAGAAAGTCGAAATGGGCTTATCTTCCGTTGCATATCGGCGACGCAATCCGGCGCGTGCTCCACCACCTGTGTAGACATAATCCACACCATCAACTTGGACTATTGAGCCTGGGTCAAGTTTTTTGTCCTGTGCTCTTGCATCTTTAACTTTTCTTGTGCCGTGACCAACCATTCCAGCGTCTGTACGCAGATTTGGTTTTTGCATAGCCCAAATCTTTACTTGCTGGTCGTAATTGGGCAGTACATTGCTCTTCGGGTCGAGCGTGTCAGACCACATTTTGAGTGCTAGTTCAACCCACTCTTGTGGTATCTGGTCGAATGCTGTTTCGGCAGGGTCGATTGGGTCGCCAGACTCGGCAAGTTGCTTATTTCTTTCAATTTCGTGTGGACGAAGCTTGAAATGTTTTTCACTAAGCGCATCATCATCACTCTGTGAATAACGAGTAAGGGCGTTGATGAGAACAAGACCATAATCGTCAGCAGTCAGCTCCACCCCTTCGTGGGTAAGTCCGTCTGGGTATTTCGTGCCGAAATCGTAGTGTCTCGCTACGTCGCGACCACCGCTTGTTGTTTCAAACGAAACGTATCCCAAAGTTCTGAATCCAGCTTTTTTCAATCCTGTTGTATCGACAGTTTTTCCACCATATCCCTCTGCAGACGTTTGTCTTGTTGATTTAGGGTTTGCTGATGAGTAGTACTCGTTGCCGGCGCCAATGCCTATCTTTTTTAGTTTCTCTTTGAACTCTGGAGAAATTCCTGGCCTGTCTTCGAGCAATAGGGACCAGTATGCCAATTGGTTAATCGAAGAGCTTCCTGTGTTGTCAGGCATTCTACGTGCTGCTTCTGCAGCATTTTTCTTATTGAATGTTATGTAATAAAACTGTGACTCCGGAGATTCCTTGGCCATACGAATAACAGATTGTTCAACTGTGGTGGTTTTACCTGCTCCGGCTCCTGCGCGAACAGCAGCCAATCCACCTTCACCAGTTTTTGTGAAGTGTGCAACTGTGTCCATAACGTCTTTTTGTTCATCAGTCGGCTCAAACTTCATTCCAAACATTTCCATGAACGAACCCTCAGTTCGCTCAATCTTGCGCTTAGGGTCCTTGGCGCCAACAATTGGTCCGCGGCCAGAAGAAAGACGCTTGTTAATTTGGTTATACGTGTTGCCTTCTTCGTCCTTGATAACGAATCCGGTTATGCCGCTTGAAAGACGATTATTCTCGTAGTCCTCAAGGATAGTTTTTACTGCAGATGGACCTTGTCCACGAACACGCACGCGTTGACGTACTTTGTTTTCTGGTGTTGGTGTGCCGACAACTGGCTTTTTCTTTGGAATTGGGATAGTGATTCGACCAACGATTGGTGCTTCAATTGTGTAGTCTTCTTTACCCTTGCGTTCGCTGTCTGGAACACCAGCGCGCTTGCGCAGCGTTGCTGACTTATTCATAATGTAGTCAACAGCCTGCTGTCCGCCTTCAATTGCACGACGGATTGAGCTTGGGTCGTCCTGCAGTGCTTTGCGCCAGAACGCTAGGTACTGAATATGGTCTTCGCGTATTTGAGGCTCTACACCGAGGAATCCCATCGCAAATGAAGCACCGATTTCTGCGATGAGTTCTTCAAATGCGTATTTCTTTCTCTGTTCTGGGGTGCCCTTCATTCTGCCGCTTAGGTCTCTCTTTAGTCGCGATGGATGGGCTGTCCAGTGAATAATCTCATGCAGAACTGTTCCATAGAAAGCAATTGGTTCAATAAAGTTCTCAAATGGAGGAACATTTATCGTGTCGTCGTTTGGGTCGTAGAATGCGCTGACTCCCTGTTCCTTGTATCTAGGACCAATTTCTTTGATTACATTTTCAATGTCTTCAAGTCGTTGTGCCGCATCAAGTTTTTCTGTTTCTTTGACTTCGTAGACCCATGCTGGCAGTCCGTCCATTTGGTCGGCGTTGAATACTGTTTCAATTTTGAAACCCTTTTCACCAGTACGAATTCCGTCATCATTTTTTATGTCAAACGGAACGAGGATATTGACACCAATTTCTCCTGGTTTTGGTTTTGCTTTCTTATTCAACTCACGCCACTGCGAACGTCCAGCCCAACGATTTGTTTTGTATTTGCGCTTTGATGCGACCTGGGAAAGAATCAATTGATTCATGCCTTGATAAATACGATTTCTTCTTGTTGGATTTCGACCGTACAACTCTGGCGAGCGCCAAGGCACTTGCCACTGGCCAGCTTTGCTTGGGTCCTTTAATATCTCATCAAGCGCAGCAATAATTGCTTCACCCATTTGCTGGTACATGTCTTTAATACGAGCTGCATCTGCTTCTTGATTTTCATCTTTTCCAGATGACAGTGTCTGGCCATCCCTGTATTCCCAGAGTGGTCCTAAGTAGTCTTGCTTTTCACGACGAGTGCGCTTGTTTTCTGGCTTTTTTAGGAAATTCTCAAATCCACTAGAAAGTCTTGGCGCGCTCTCGGCAGTACGCGATGCACTGCCTCTTCGAATCTCGGACATGTATCTTTGTTCTGCCTGGCGCACCTCCGTTCTTGTTACACCAAGTTTTTTGGCCATATCCTCAATGGATACGCCATTCATACGTTCTTCGTAAATATCCTGGTCTGTATAGTCTTCTGGGTTCTTTTCTGGTGGAGCGATTTTCCCTCGTTTTGGACGTGGCATTTCTTCGCCGAGGAAATCTCTAATAATTCTGTCGTATGTATCAGTTCCGCTCTCATCGAATGGAAGGTTGTCGTCGCCGTAGGGATTATCTGGGTCGAAATCGTCATCGAGCGCAGGAAGTCTTCCGGATGAGAGTTTTCTATCTGGCTTGTTTGGGCTTGCACCGTCGAACCCATATGAGTTCATCCAGCGAGCAAGAGTCTCTTTATCGTTTGGGTCCCATGTTCCAGTTGACGGGCGACGCTCATAGACTTCGCTGCGTAGCGCACTATCAAGTCCTTTAAGAAACTGGCTCTCGCCGTCTTCGCCAACATAATTTTTATTCTTGTCCTTTTTGTCTTTTCCGGCAAAATACTTATTTGTTGCATCGAGGTATGTGCCTAGTGTGCGAACAAAATCGTAATACCACTCTTGATACGCCTGTCCGCTCTTTGCTTTTTCGTTGAATTTTGCTGGGCGCTTCTTATCGTCGCCTTGCCATGCTCTTCTTGCTTGGTTGTACCCAAGCTCGCGCCCTCTTAAGAACTCTGCGGAACGTGTATTGTCTGTTTGGTAGCGAGGCACTTCTTCCCAGCCGAAGCCCTTATCAACCCATTCCTGTGCAGTATTGTCAAATGCTTCTCGTCTTGCCTGTTCATCTGGTGCGACACCAAACTTACTCTCGGTTTCTTTTCCAAGACCGTGACGTGAAGTATTAAATCGTGAGCGTTTCTCAGCTCCAGAAGAGAAGGGTTTTGACGGTGTTGCCGGTTTTGCATCTTGCACGCCGACGAAGCGGGGTCGTGTTGTTCCTTCATCTACCCAGCCATCGTTGTCGGGGTCGAAGTCGCTCCCCGTTGGTCGTCGATTTCCTGGTGTTCCGCCGGTTGGCATGTCAATGTCGCCACGGCGATTTCTTCTGTCTCGACGGCCACCGATTGATGGTCTGTCAATGAGTCTGCTGCCAACGTAGCTTCCTAGTCTTCGGCCAATCGCTTTTGACTCAAACTCAGAGCTATCTAGAAATTTTTTTTTTATGTTTTCCAGAGCGTTATCGACTGCTTCAATAAAATCTAAACTAACCCCGGATTTGAGAACGATTCCATCAATATCCACTTCTGCATCAACCATGTAGTAATCGAGAATTGGGTCAATTTCTTGCTTGACACGGAACGCGTCATTTGGGTGAAGCGGAATGCAGTATTGCTCATCGAATGAGTTGTCATCTTTGCCAAATTCAGAAAGTGATTTAAATTTGCTACGCTTCTTTTTTCTCCTACCTACCGCTCCGCGAAGCATGGCCATGACAAACTCGCCAGGGTACTTAACTTCTAGGTCTTCAATAGCTTCATCGAAATTTGCGTCTTCTTCAATTTCGTATTCCTTTTTAGCAATTCCATCGACATTGACAACGCCTTTTGGAATTACTGCAAAACGACATTTGCCTTCTGGTTCGATGTCCATATCAACAATCTTGCATGACCCATCATTTTGGAAGAACACGCAATTTGCACACTTGACCCCGATTGATGCGATGGGATTTTCTGAAGCCGGTTTATATCCAGCCCACACACCATCTTTGTCTTCGTTGAACTTGCCGTGGCGTTTTACAATTTTTAGCAAAGCGTCACGCAGGTCCGCTTCCTCTTTATCGAGGTTGTTCTTATCTATTGGCTTGTTATTGCCCTCTTCGTACTGAACTGCAGGGAGCGGAACAACAACAACACCCTCCATGCCTGGCTTGACAGCTATTGGCATTGATGGCATCTGCTGTGGGCGGACCATTCTTCTTGGCTCATTTGGCGGAACCATCATTGGTGCTGTTTGTGGTGCGGACGGTCTCTGCATCACTATTTCTTCTGGCGGGCCGAACATCATTCGACCACCCGTTCGACTCCAGCCACACTTGAATCTCTTAACTGAACCGTCAGCCACACGACGAGCAAATGTCAGATTTTCGTCGTCCATTTCCATGAGCGATATTTTTGCGCCAAGCATTCCTGAGAGTTGCTTTTCAATTTCCAACTTGTTCGGCTTTTCATCATCCATCATCATTACGGAGCTATCTTCGCCGTATGGGTCATCTGTCTTCACGGAAATTGTGCCAGTCAGTTGATTGGCTCCATGAAGAACTGGAGACACTTCATAAAGCTCCAACTCGTAAATTACGTTTGCCTGAGACTTTTGGTCATACTGTGCGCGCAGGGTTTTATATCCAATCGACCATTCTTGTTCTTCTCCAAAGAAAGCAACCATCGTGAAAGCTTCGCGGCCCTTTTCTGACTGAAGATTAAATTGAACTTTTGCAAACAATCCGCCGATTCCAGCAATCTTCATTTTTAGTGGTAGGCGTGGGTCAGACGGTGGCACCTCGTAAATTTCGAGTACTTTGCCGATTGGGTCATTCCAGTTATGGCCCCACACAACACGCGGCTTGCGGCGCTGAAGACTCTTCGTAAAAGCACCACTTGCGCAAATATCACCAACAGAGTCTTTATTGCCGATTCCAGCTACAAAGCACTCAACAATTCCTTGCATCTCATCGAGATTGACGGAGCCGGCTTTCTGTGAAGCGGAGCCAAGGGATGTCGACTTATATTCAAAGTGGTCAGTGGTCATTTAATTCGCTTTCACTAAGACTCAATAGATAATAAACGACCAGATAAATCTGCAGTGCAAGTATTGAGAATTGCTTTTCTTTTACAGAAACTATTTAGTGAAATAGTTAGAACTGAGCGAAGTTCCAGGCTCGGCGTGTCTCTTCTTCAGCAATTTCGACATGTTCTTTTGCAAGAAGATTTGCATACATTTCAATTAGCTCTTGTCTGAAGGATGAAAATCTTCGCTCTTCGTCAGAATAAACAAACGATTTAAGCATTATTTCATTGATATTAAAGGCTGTCTGCTCATTTATTTTTTTGATATTTGCAACGTGTGAATCAACAGCTCTCAAGAAATCTAGAGGCGGTATAGCTCTTGGCGACAAACCCTTTACATGCATTCTTTCGCGTTTTGATTCATGCGAGTCATTGATAATCGCGGAAACAACTGGCTTTAGGTCATCTTCAAATTGCTTATTCCATGAGTCAATCGAGAGTATTGAATCGATGTCAAGCGTTCCAGCCATGAGCCCTTTTCTTGCCTTGCTTCCACCAGACTTTTCCAGTACAACTCGTTGCTGTCTTTCCAGAATTCTCTCAATTCCTCGTGAAAGTATTTCCGACCAACGCTCAATTGAAGTTTCTGTTCTGTCTTCGACAGCTGGCTCAGCTGATTTGTACTGCATCTCGCCGCTTTCTGCGGTGAGCGCTCCAGGCGGAGTTGGTGCAGCTCCAGTTTGCAATGCGGCTGCTTCTGGCGGGAGTGTACTTTGAGCAAGCTCGCCTGTTTGTGCAACCTCGGCCATTGCGCCCTGCATCGTGTTCGGGTCAAGGGGGATGTTTTCCATCGGTGGGGCCTGACCTGGCATTGGCGGCATTCCAGGAATTGGTGGCATACCGGGAGCTCC